GAAGAGAAGACTGGTACTGGTATTACTATTACCAATTCTGATGTTGGCAATAGTTCTACTGTTTCTATTACCAATACTGCAGTAACTGCAGGATCTTATGGGTCTGCTACTGCGATTCCTACATTCACTGTTAATGCACAGGGTCAATTAACTGCAGCTTCTACTGTTTCAATCACCACTTCTCTTGGTATTGCTGGTGATACTGGTACAGATACCATTGCTCTTGCGACTGATACTCTGACATTTGCTGGTGGTACTGGTATCACTTCAACAGTAACTTCAGCAACTAATACAGTTGACTTTAGTATTGATAACACTGTTGCTACATTAGATGGTACTCAGACTCTTACTAATAAAACTTTAACCAGCGCAGCATTAACTACTCCAACTATTGGTTCTGCTGGTGCTAACTTCTCTGGTTCTACTTCTGGTACAATTACTGTCCTTGCAACTGCAACTGCTGGGTCAAACTCTTTAACTCTACCAGCTGCAACAGATACTTTAGTTGGTAAAGCTACTACTGATACACTTACTAACAAGTCTATCAACTTAGCAAACAATACACTAACTACTACTTCTGCTCAGTTGGCAACTGCCATCTCCGATGAAACTGGTACTGGTGTTGTTGTATTCTCTAATACTCCAACTTTAGTTACTCCAGTATTGGGTGTTGCCACTGCAACAAGCATTAACAAAGTTACTCTTACTACTCCTGCCACTGGTTCTACTTTAACTATTGCTGATGGTAAAACTCTTACTGCAAGCAATACATTAACTTTCACTGGCACAGATACTTCTTCTGTGGCATTCGGATCTGGTGGTACTGTTGCTTATGTAGCAGACAAACTAAGTGCATTTGCCGCAACTTCTTCTTCAGAACTTGCTGGTGTTATCTCAGACGAGACTGGCACTGGTGCTTTAGTATTTGCTAGTAGCCCAACTCTAGTAACTCCAACTCTTGGTGCTGCTTTAGCAACTAGCGTTACTGCCACTTCTGGAAATATGACTGTTGGTGCTGCATCTGGTAATAACAGTGTTAATCTAGTTCCAACTGGAACAGGTTCTGTTGATGTTGCCAACAAACGAATCACTTCTGTTGCTGAACCTACTCAGTCCAGCGATGCAGCAACTAAGAACTATGTTGATGCAGTTAAAACTGGTCTTGATGTTAAAGATTCGGTTATTGTTACTACAACTGGTAATCTAACTGCCACATATTCCAACGGAACTTCTGGTGTTGGTGCAACTCTTACTAACTCTGGTACTCAAGCTGCAATTACTATTGATAGTAGAGTTCTAGTTGTTGGAGAGCGTGTTCTTGTTAAAGATCAAACAACTGCTCTACAAAATGGTTTCTATAAAGTTACCACTGTTGGTACTGCTTCTGCAAATTGGGTATTGACTCGTACAGTTGATGCTGATGAAGACAGCGAAATTACTCCAGGTGCATTTACTTTCGTTGAAGAAGGTACTGTTGGTGGAAACAATGGTTATGTATGTACCAATGTTGGTGCTATTACTGTCGGTACTACTGCAATTACCTTTGTTCAATTCTCTGGTGCTGGTTCTGTTATCGCTGGCGATGGTTTAACAAAGACTGGTAATACTTTAAATGCAGTTGGTACTAATAACCGTATCTCTATCTCTGCTGATGCTATTGACATCTCTTCAAGTTATGTTGGTCAAGCAACTATTACAACTCTTGGTACTATCGGTACTGGTACTTGGCAAGGTTCAGTAATTGCTGGTGCATATGGTGGCACTGGTGTTGATAACACTGGTAAGACTATTACACTTGGTGGTAATCTTACTACTTCTGGTGCACATAGTACTGCGCTAACTACAACTGCAAATACTACATTAACACTACCTGTTACTGGTACTCTTGCAACGCTAGCTGGATCTGAAACATTAAGTAGTAAAACTATCACAGGTTCAAGCATTGGTTCATCATCACCAAGCACTGCAGCGTTTACAACTCTTGCAGCTTCTGGTGCTGTAACATTTACTTCTACCACTGATGCTTCTAACTTAACCACTGCAGCAGTTATTCTTTCTGGTGGTCTATCAGTTACTAAAGCAATGTATGTTGGTACTAACATTACTGGTGCTGGTGCAGCAACTTCTACTCTCGATGGTTTCAACATCGATGGTGGCACTTATTAAAGTGAACTAAATACATGGTGGGTGAAATTCCCACCCCAGTATATACTGGTTGTTTTAATTCTACATAGAATAGGTTATTATGGCTAACACAGTCGTTCTCAAACGAAGTGCCGTTACAGGCAGAAATCCAACCACAGGCGATCTTGCGCTTGGAGAGTTAGCACTCAACACATACGATGGTAACCTATTCTTCAAAAAAGACAGTGGAACTGCTTCCATTGTTACTGTTGCCACATTAGCTGGTACACAAACCCTCTCAAATAAAACCCTAGCATCTCCTGTAATTACTGGCACGATAACTGCTGGTGGTGGTGTAGGTACTAATGGACAAGTTCTGGCATCAACAGGATCTGGGCTTCAGTGGATCACTAAAGATGTTTCCACACTAGACAGTTTAACAGATGTAACTATTAGTTCTGCCACAGCAGGACAAGTTCTTAAATTTTCTGGCTCTGCTTGGATTAATGCTGCATCTGATGCAGTTATTGCTTCTGCCGTATTTGCAACAAATGCACAATCAGATCTAGGATCTGTCGCTGATGCTATCATAGCTGCATCAGAAGATCTTGGAGCAATCACTGATGTGGCTTCTCTTATCTACGATATGGGTCAATTAAAACTTGATGGTATCGTTTCGTTATCAAATATTGATCAATCGGTTAAAGCTGACTATATCGGCTACTCGATTATTTTTGGATTCTAAAGGAATAAAATGGCTCGCCAATTAGTTGAAAAATATATTTTCTCTCCGAATGTTGCTACTGCAGGTTATGTAAAATTTCCTGGAAAGGTTGATGCAACTCAACTATTGATTATTGCAAATAAGACTTCGCAAAATAATATTTACGCTATTGGTGATCCAACTCGTGGTGGTACTGTTGTTTATAGTGCTTCTGAAGATGCTGGTTTCTACACAGAACAAGTAGGTGTTACTACTGTAACATTTACATATGACACCTCAACGATGTCAGCAAATGATAAGATTGCCATCTATACTGACGCACCAAAAAATATCGGTAATATTGTTCGTCCATATTTTATGGGTGTTGATGCTATTGAAAGAATGCGTGTTGCCAATCCTCAGTCGCTAATTGATGCTGACTTCGAATATGGATTGCAACCTACTAAATGGCAGAACTATGCTGAAATTAGAAATATTCCAGGAATTTATGAAAAGCCAGGATTGGACTTATTCCTTTCTGATGTTACTACCAATGGTGCTTCACCATCAACAATTACTGTAACTACTTCTGCACCACACGGATTGTCCGTGGCAGATCCAGTTATTCTGTTTGGTTTAACTGGTACTGCTAACTATGCTCGAGCAGAAGGTGCTTTCGTTATTGCTTCTGTACCTACCAGCACTACATTTACATATTTTGCTAAAGGTATCGTAGGAACAAACGCACTATCAATTTATGGTGGTTCAACATATGGTCGTCGTGGTGGTTTCTATGAAGGTTCTGATTTACCAATTTCTTCTGTTACTTCAAACGCAGCTAATCCTTCAGTAATTACTGTTACTTGTTCTGCCAATCATGGTTTAGTTCCAGGTGCTCCATTAGTTGGTATTGCATCTTCTGCTGGTTCTAATCATGGATTACTAACAGGTAACTTCTTTGCGGAATCAGTTCCATCCGCAACAACATTTACATTTACGGCTCGTGTTGGTGGAGCAGTTGCAAACAGTTCAATTGCCACAACAATGTATACTCGTTCTGACGCATTCGTTATCCACAGACCATTCGATGGTGGTGTTCAGTTAGGTAATTTCTTACCTTCACATGGTGCATCAATTTCTCGCCAAACTAAAAAATACATGCGTTACCAATCAGGTAAAGGTGTACTTTGGACTTCAGGTGTTTTGTTTAATCCTGTTATGAACCTTGACCAAATTTCTGCTGCAGCAACTGGTGCTGGTTCTCTTATTACTGTTACAACTGAATTAGACCATGGTCTTCAAGTTGGTGCCACTGTTGAAATTGCTGGTGTCGTTACATCGGGGTATAATGGAACATATGGTATCAATACTGTTACCAGCGAGAATACATTTACTGTAGTTGCAGCAGTTACTCTTGGTGCTGCCTCTGCAGTTGTTACAAATTTACCTCGTGTCACTCTTAAAACTTGGCATGGAGCATCTGTTCGTATGGGTGCGTTCGATGATCAAAACGGATTGTTCTGGGAATTCGATGGAAAAGAATTGGCAGTTGTTAAACGATCTGCCACATATCAAATTTCTGGTTTCTGCACTGTTACTCCAGGATCTCAAACAGTTGTTGCTACATCTGGTCGTTTCACTCAACAGTTAAAGGCTGGTGATCGAATCGTTATTCGTGGCATGACTTACATGGTAGGTTCTATTGCAGACGATAACAACATGACAATTAATCCTGCCTATCGTGGTGTTAATGGTTCAACTGGTATTAAGTTAGCCACTGTTATTGACTATCGTATTCCACAATCTCAATTTAATATTGACGCTTTAGATGGAACTGGTATTTCAGGTTACAATATTAATCTGAATAAAATGCAAATGATGGGAATTTCGTTCTCATGGTATGGTGCTGGTTTTATTGACTTTATGTGTCGTGGTTCAGATGGTAATATGATTCTTGCACATCGCATGAAACAAAATAACATTAACGATGAAGCATACATGCGTTCAGGTAATACTGCAGTTCGTTATCAAACTATTAATGAATCCGTAATCGGAGAACTGGCTTCTTCTATTAATGATTCTGTCACTACTATTCCAGTAACTAATGTTTCTAGATTCCCAGTTAATGGTGGTACTGTTCTGATTGAAAATGAATGTATAACATTTACTGGAGTTAATACTGGCGCAAACACTTTAACTGGTTGCACTCGTAGTGCGTCTTTTATACAATTCCTTGGTGGTGTTAATAGAACATTTACTGGTGGTGCTGCAGCAAGTCATGCAGCAGGTAATGGACATACTTCTGTTATTCTTATTAGTTGTACTGCTGCACCTACTCTAAACCACTGGGGTTCATCTTATATTATGGATGGTGGTTTCGATACAGATCGTGGTTACTACTTCTCGTATCCAGCATTGAGTAATTCATTAACTTCTGCTCAGTCTAAATCTGTTTTCTTCATTAGATTGGCACCATCGGTATCAAATTCAATTTCTGGAACTCTCGGAGATAGAGATTTATTAAATCGTTCTCAGTTATTACTACAAAAATTACAAGTTCAATCTGACCAAGCAGTACAGGTTTATGGCATTTTAAATCCAGGAAATATTGATTCTTCCACAGATTTAACATGGCAGTCTGTTAATACAACAGCATTAGGATCTCAACCTTCCTTTGCTCAGGTATCAACTACTGTTACAACTACTGCAACTCCAGGTGAACAGATTTTCTCAACACTGGGTCAGCCGAATGGTTTTGCTGAAATTGATTTGTCTAGTTTGAAAGAACTATCAAACTCAGCAATTGGTGGATATGGTAACTTCCCAGATGGTCCAGATGTGTTAGCAATCGTAGTTAAAAATCTATCTTCATCTACAGCAACTGTCAATGTGAACTTATTCTGGTCAGAAGCACAAGCATAAATATACAAAAATAGAGGAATTTTTAAATGGCAACCCAAGTACAGTTTAGACGAGGAACTACCTCACAAAATAATGCGTTCACTGGCGCACAGGGTGAACTTACAATTGATACCGATGTATACACTATTCGAATACATGATGGTACAACTGCAGGTGGTAAACAAGTTCCAACTCTTACAGCTACTCAAACATTTACCAATAAAACAATGTCTACCAGTTCCGTGTGGAATGGTACTGCTATTGGTTTAGGTTATGGTGGAACTGGTGCTGCTCTTACTGGTGTTGCAGGTGCTGTTGTTTACTCTACTGGTTCAGCAATGGCTCTATCATTGGCTGGTACTTCTGGTCAAGTTTTAACTTCTGGTGGAACAAGTGGTCCAACTTGGGTTAGTGCTTCTTCTCTTTCTACTGGTACTGCCACTACTGCTACTACTGCCACTAATATTGCAGGTGGTTCTGCTGGTTATCTAGTTTATCAAGCAGATACAAATGACACTGACTTTATTGCTCCAGGCGATGCTGGATTTATTCTTCGTTCTACTGGTGCTTCTACTGCTCCTGCTTGGGTTACTTCTGCATTAACAATTGGTACTACTGCTTTGCAAGTTGGTGACGCATCAACTTCGTTTGCTGGGGTTAGATCTATAACAATGGGTAACGGAAGTCATGGTGGCGGAACAGTTGGTTCTACTATAACTGGTACTGGTCCATGGACAGCAACAATTACTGGTATATCATCAACTACTGGTATTATGGTTGGGCAAAATATTACAGCAACTGCTGGTACTGGATCTCTTTTTGGAGGTTCTCCTACTAGCGTATTAGTGGCAAGCATTGTCTCTGGAACTAGCATTACTGTAACAGTTACTGGTGGAACGATACCAACTGCTGGTACTATTACTTCTATTACTACTTTTGGTTTCTTACAAGTACCAACTGGAACTACTGCTCAAAGACCATGGGTTGCAGCTAATGGTATGATTCGTTATAACTCAACTCAATCTACATTTGAGGGTTATTCATCTAGTGCTTGGTCATCTCTTGGTGGTGTTAAGTCTGTTGATGGGTTTACTTTTATTCAAGCAGAAACATCTGCTGGTAACTCAAATGGTGACTTAGATTTCTACGCTGAGAATGCTGGTGGTGATGCAGCTGCACAAGTTGGTCAATGGAATAGAACAAACCTTAAAGATTATACTGGTACGCTAGTTGGAACACAAACAACACAGAATGTGTTTAACGCAACTGCCACTACTGTTAATGCCTTCGGTGCAGCAACTGCTCTAAATCTTGGTGCAGCAACTGGTACTACAACAGTTGGTAATCGACTTAAATTATCTAGAGCAAATAGTACAGCTGATGATACTGGGCAAATTCTTTTAGATGGCGCAACTGGCAATAGAATTGATTGGAATACTGCAGGAACTGCTGCTCCATCGTTTACTACTAGAAGCGTTGGTACTAAATTAACATTATATCCATCAGTAACCGCAACTGCAGTTGATTACGCTATCGGTATTAATTCTGCAACATTGTGGAATAGCGTTCCTCAAGCAGATGCTGCAATGTACTTTAAATGGTATGGTGGAGAAACTGAAGTTGCTTCTTTATCTGGTACAGGTAATTTAATTTTAACTGGAGACCTTCAAGTTAAAGGTGGTGATATAACTACCGATCAAACTACATTTAATTTATTAAACACTACTGCCACTACTTTAAACTTAGGTGGTGCAGCAACTACTATTTCTATCGGTGCTGCAACTGGCACACTAACAATCAATAATGCAAATACAGTTATTACTGGTAATTTAACTGTAAACGGCACAACTACTACTGTAAATTCAACTACTGTAGAAATTCAAAATGCCTTTGTCTTTGAGGGTGCTACTGCTGATGGCTTTGAAACAACATTATCTACAGTAGATCCTACTGCAGATAGATCAATACTTTTACCAAATGCCAGCGATACTTTAGTTGGTAAAGCAACTACTGATACGCTAACAAACAAATCTATTAGTTTAACAAACAACACAGTTACATTTACTTCATTAGAATTACAGACTGCTTGTTCTGATGAAACTGGTTCTGGTGCTTTAGTATTTGCTACTAGCCCAACGCTAGTGACTCCAGTTCTTGGTGCAGCAACTGCCACAAGCATTAATGGTTTAACAGTATCAACTACAACTGGAACATTGACCTTAGTTAATGGTTCTACTCTAGCTACTGCTGGTGCATTTAGTACTACTCTAACTGCCACTGCCACAACTAATGTAACACTACCAACAACTGGTACTCTAGCTACTTTAGCTGGCACTGAAACTTTTACAAATAAAACTTTAACTAGCCCAACTCTAACTACTCCAGTTCTTGGAACTCCTTCTTCTGGAACATTGACTAGCTGTACTGGTCTACCAATTTCTACTGGTGTTTCTGGATTAGGAACTGGTGTTGCTACTTTCTTGGCAACACCAAGTTCTGCAAATTTAATTTCTGCTATTACAGATGAGACTGGCACTGGTGCTTTAGTATTTGCTAATACACCAACTTTAGTGACTCCAGTTCTTGGTGCTGCAACAGGAACTTCTATAGTTCTTAGTGCTGGTGCACAAAGTTCATCACTAGGTGTTGGAACTGCTGCATCTGGTACTGCTGGAGAAATTCGTGCAACAAACGCAATTACTTCTTTCTACTCTGATGATCGTCTAAAAACTAAAACTGGTAATATTCAGAATGCTCTTGAGAAAGTTCTTGCTCTTGATGGCTTCCATTACCATGCAAATGAAACTGCAGTAGCATTGGGTTATGATGCCTCTCAACAACATGTTGGTTTGTCTGCTCAACAAGTGCAAGCAGTTCTACCAGAAGTTATTGCTCCTGCTCCAATCGATCCGCAGTATATGACTCTACACTACGAGCGAATTGTTCCATTGTTAGTTGAAGCGATTAAAGAGCAACAAAAACAAATCGAAGAACTTAAAGCAAAGTTAGGTAACTAAAATGGCTGCTGTCTCTACCAGAACTGGATTAAAAGAATATGCATTAAGAGCATTGGGTGCACCAGTGCTCGAGATTAATGTGGACGATGACCAAATCGAAGATCGAATTGATGAAGCATTAGACTACTGGAAACTATATCACTATGAAGGTGTGGAGCAGATTTATCTTAAACAGTTGATTCGTGCTTCTGAGATAACTCTTTCTGCTTCTGTGGCAACTACCTTTGCTATTGCTGAGGTTATTACTGGAGCAACGAGTGGTGCTACTGCCGAAGTATGCCGAGAATCTCAAAGATCGTCTTCAGGAACTCTATTGTTAGTTAGAAATGTTGTTGGTACATTTACTGCAGGTGAATCTATTACTGGTTCAGCAGGACATAATGCAACGCTATCTTCTATTACACTCCGTGAATACGATAATCGTTACATTGAAATTCCAGACTATGTTTGGGGTGTTACTCAAATTATATCTGCAGGACAAGCATCTTCCTCAAAGAATATCTTCGACTTGCAGTATCAATTAAGATTAAATGATTTGTATGATTTAACATCAACTTCTTTAATCTACTACAAAACTGTAATGTCACACTTGGCATTGCTGGACTTTGAATTAAACGGACATCAAAGATTTAGATTTAATCGTTTGAATGGTCGTTTATACCTAGACGCAAATTGGGCAACAGACTTTATTCTTGGTGATTACATTATCGTTCAAGCATATCGTCCAATGGATCCAACAACATGGTCTAAGATCTATAACGAGCCATGGTTGAAACATTATGTCACTGCATTGTTTAAAAAGCAGTGGGCAACTAACATTAAGAAATTCTCTGGAATTCAACTTCCAGGTGGTGTAACTCTGGATGGTGATAAATTATATGACGAATCTACCTCAGAAATTAAAGAACTAGAAGACGAACTACAGAATAAGTCAGCACCCCTAGATTTCTTCATGGGATAATAGATGCCTACTAATGTTTATTTTACTCATGGTACAAAGAATGAGCAGTACCTAATTGAGGATCTCATTATCGAATCTCTTAAGATTTACGGTAATGAGTTCATGTACATTCCAAGAACATTAGTTTCTAAGGATGAGATTCTAGGTGAAGATCGTCTATCTAAATTTACATCGTCATTTCCAATTGAAATGTACTTTGAGAATGTAGACTCTCTTGATGGTCAAGGTGCGTTCATTCAGAAGTTTGGTCTTATGATGGAACAATCAGCTACATTGGTAGTTGCTCGTCGTAGATGGGATCAATTGGTTGGTCGTTATGGTCAAACAATTATTCCTACTCGTCCATGTGAAGGTGATTTAATTTACTTTCCATTAACTAAGGGTTTGTTTGAAATTAAGTTTGTAAAACATCAAGATCCATTCTATCAACTTGGTAAACTATATGTGTTTAAGTTACAAGTTGAATTGTTCCAGTATGCTTCTGAGAAGATCGATACTGGCATCTCAGAGATTGATGCGTTTGAAACTCTCAAAACATTCACTACAAATACCACAAGATCTCCAAATGGAGAGGTTACTAAGATTACAATGACTGCAACTGGTTCTGGTTATACCACTGTACCAACAGTATCCTTTACTAGTTCAACTGGTATTGGTGCTACTGCAACTGCTGTTCGTGGAACTGGTGCCAATGCCAATAAAATTGTTAGTATTACTGTGACGAATCCAGGATCTGGATATCAAACTGCTCCAGTAGTTTCTATTACTGGTGGTGGTGGTGCTGGTGCTTTAGCAACTGCTTCTATTGATATCAATATTGATTCGCCAAACTCGTTTGGTGATAATAATAAATTTAAAACAGAAGCACAGGATGTATTGTTTAGCGTAACAAACCCATTCGGTGAAATTGACACAGAGAATAACCCATAATGTTAAACAGTAATGTATACTACCACGGAATCATTCGTAAGTGCATCGTAGGATTCGGCTCTTTATTCAGTGACATCTATATCGATCGTCGTGAGGGTGATTCTGTAACTGGTACAGTTATTCAAAGATTACAAGTTCCACTTGCTTATGCTCCAAAAGAAAAATGGATTGTTCGTTTAGAACAAGATCCAACTTTAGAAAATCATGTTTATACTACTCTTCCAAGAATGTCATTTGAGATTATTGGATATAACTACGATCCACAAAGAAAAGTAAATCGTATGCAACAGTTGAAGTGCGGTGATGGTACTGGTGCAGTATCAACCATGTACACTCCTGTTCCATACAACTTAGATCTTTCTTTGTACATCCTTACAAAAACTCAAGAGGATGGTCTACAAATCATCGAGCAAATCCTTCCAACATTTACACCTGAGTACACATTATCAATTAATGTCGTGCCAGACATGAGTGTTAAAATTGATGTGCCTATTGTTTTAAATAGCGTATCAGTTCAAGACGACTACGATGGTGATTTTCAAATGCGAAGATTTGTGACACATAGTCTTAACTTTCAAATGAAGATGAATCTATTTGGACCAATCTCTGGTAGAAATGTTATTGATACTGTCTATGCCAATGTTGGTGACAACGAAGACTTTACTAATCCAAATAGAGTTTATACTGCAGAAGGTGATGTCACTGATGCAACTATTAATACGGAGAGTTGGCTGGACGGATTTTAATTATGGCACAAGTATATAATTCGAATTCGAACTTAAAAGCTGCTGGTGTTACTGTTGATTTTACACCTGATAATGTAAAAGAGTACATGAAGTGTGCAGCAGATCCGATATACTTTATCGAAACCTACTGCTACATTGTTACACTGGATCATGGTTTAAAACTCTTTAAACTCTATGATTGCCAAAAGAACAAAGTAAATGTAATCCATAATAATCGTCGTGTGATTCTTATGGAAGGTCGTCAGCAAGGTAAGACAACTACCTCTGCAGCCTACATTCTTTGGTACACGATTTTCCAAGCCAACAAGACTGTGGCTATCCTTGCGAACAAAGCAACTGCTGCAAGAGAAGTTTTAGATCGTTATCAAACAATGTATGAGTTGCTACCAAAATGGATGCAACAAGGTGTTACTACTTGGAACAAAGGTGACATTGAACTGGAAAATGGTTCAAAAGTATTCACTGCTGCAACAGGTAAGTCTGGTATTCGTGGTAAATCCGTAAACATGTTGTATGTTGACGAAGCTGCGATTATTCCAAACAATGTGGCAGAAGAATTCTTTACTTCAGTTTACCCTACGATTTCTGCTGGTCAAACTACAAAGATTCTATTGTCATCTACTCCGTTGGGTTACAATCACTTCTGGAAGTTTTGGACAGATGCTGAAAAAGGTAGAAATGGGTTTGTTAATCTATTCATACCATACTGGGAAATTCCAGGTCGTGATGAAGCATGGGCTGCAGAACAAAAAGCACAGCTTGGTGAACTTAAATTTACTCAAGAGGTTCTTTGTAACTTCTTAGGTTCTTCTCTCACTCTAGTTAGAGCAGATGCTATTTCTAGAATGAGTCCTGATGTTATCGTCTATCAGAAAGATGGGTTAGATGTATATGTAAACCCACAGGCTGGTCATAGTTATTGTATGGTCTGCGATGTGGCTAAAGGTGTTGGTGGGGATTATTCAGCATTCCAAGTTATTGATATCACAGAGGTTCCATACAGAATCGTTGCAAAATATCGTAATAATGAAATCAGTCCGTTGTTGTATCCAAATGTGATTTATAAAGTTGGAACAGACTACAACCAAGCATGGGTATTATTGGAAATTAACATTTCAGAACAGGTTGCTCACATCCTATACTCTGAGATGGAATACGAAAATATATTGATGGTTACAAGACACGCTATGGGGCAAACTGTCTCAGGTGGTTTTGGTGGCGGTAAAACACAGTTAGGTGTCAATACCGATAAAAAGATCAAACGAATTGGGTGTCATAACTTTAAAGCACTCGTTGAGGAAAACAAACTTATTATAAATGACGCTGATACGATCTCTGAAATCTCGACTTTTATTGAGAAGAAGGGTTCATATGAGGCTGACGAAGGTTATCATGATGACTTGGTAATGCCTCTGGTACTGTTCGGATGGCTTACAACTAACAGTTATTTTAAAGACCTAAATAATGTTAATCTACGAAACATAATGTATGCTAAGCAAATGCTGGCGATCGAAGAAGAATTAACACCATTCGGATTCTACGAAGATGGGAAACCTGAAAAGGCTCCATTAAACTTCTAGAAATCGTGTAAAAACTAAATAAAATGTAGACATGAAATTGTCTAGGTAAACTTATTAACAAGGAGAAACACAATGCCGTTCCAATTATCTCCAGGCGTTGCAGTCGTAGAAAAAGATTTCACTTCTATCGTTCCAGCAGTATCATCATCAATTGGTGCTTTTGCTGGAGTATTTCCATGGGGTCCAGTATTGGAGCCTGTGACAGTTAGCTCGGAGAACGATTTAGTTCGTCGCTTCGGTAAGCCAAACGATAGTAATTTTCAATCTTTTTTTACAGCTGCGAACTTCCTATCTTATACAAATAATCTATTACTAGTTCGTGCAGACGCTGGTTCATTAAATGCGGTTGCGACTTCAACTGGTGGTCTTGGTACTGTCACAATAAACAATCCAGGTAGTGGTTATTCTTCCTCTGCAGCAGCACCTGCTGTTACAGTTGGCGCACCTGATATTGATGGTGGTGTGCAAGCTGCTGTTACAGTAACGCTTTCTGGTGGTGAAATTACTGCTGTTGCAGTTTCTGATGGTGGACACAGTTATCAAACTGCTCCGTCAGTAACACTTTCTGCTCCATCTGGTGGTAGTGCTGCAACATTCTCAGTTGTCATGACAACACCAACTATTTCTGGTGCTTCTGTCTCTGGTACTGGTGGTCAATTCACTTGCACTTCAACTAGAATTGCGGTCGGTGATCGTATTACTCTTACTGGTACAATTAGTGGTACTGCTACTATTACTGGTTACTCAACTCCAACAACATATAAAGTTTCTGCTATCACTGGTAGCGGTGCTGCTGTTACTGGGTTTACTTTAACTACAACTGCTGATGTTGCCATTGTTACTACTGCTGGTAGTACTACTGGCTTAGTACTAACTAATACATATAATCAATCAGTTGCTTCTGTTACCGTTTCAACTGCTGGTTCTGGTTATAAAGGTACTGTTACTGCTTCTTTCTCAGCAGGTAATGCTGTTGCAGGTGCAGTAACTCTTGCGTCTTCTACAATCACTGCAGCAACTATTGTTACTGCTGGTTCTGGTTATTCGACTGCTCCAGTTATTACTATTGCTGCTCCTCCATCTGGTGTTAATGCTACTCTAAACAGAACAATTACTGTTGCTGGTTTAAAGATTATTAATGGCGAAACATACAATAGTAGTTATCAAAATGGTGCTGGTATTGTTGGATCCTTTGCTGCAAAATATCCAGGAACTCTTGGTAACTCTTTAAAAGTTGCTATGTGTGACTCTGCTGGTTTTACTGGTTGGGCATACGCTTCTGAATTTGATGCTGCTCCAGCAACTTCTACATACGCTACTAGCGTTGGTGGCACTCAAGATGAAATGCACATTGTCGTTATTGACGAAGATGGCGCATGGTCTGGCACTCAAGGTACTATCTTAGAAAAATTTGCTTTCGTTTCTAAAGCATCTGATGCTAAAAAATCTGATGGCACTAATAACTACTACAAGAGTGTATTGAATGCTCGTTCAGAATACATCTGGTGGATGGATCATCCTACCGCTGTTACTGGTACTACTGCTTGGGGTTCTGCTGCAGCTACTGCAAGTTTCAAATTATTAGATTCTCCTGTATCAACTTCGTTGGCTGGTGGTACTGATGATTTCGTACCAACTGATGGTGAGTTACAATCTGCGTTTGCATTGTTTGCTAATGCTGAACAGTATGATGTTAGTTTAATTCTAGCTGGTAAAGCAACTGCTGCAACAGCAACATACATTATCAATAACATCTGCGAAACTCGTTTAGATTGCGTAGCGTTTGTATCTCCACAGAGTACTTCTACTGCCGATCCAATTATTGGTTCTACTTCTACTGAACAGAATGCAATTATTGCATACCGTGCTGCATTGCCATCTACTTCTTATGCAGTTCTTGATTCTGGTTACAAGTATCAATATGATCGTTACAACGACCAATACCGTTATGTACCATTGAATGGTGATGTTGGTGGTCTTTGCGCTCGTACTGACTACACTAACGATCCATGGTTCTCTCCAGGTGGTCTAAATCGTGGTCAAATTAAGAATGTTGTTAAATTGGCATTCAATCCAAGCAAAACACAAAGAGATATGCTGTACAAGTCTGGTATTAACCCTGTTGTTACATTCCCAGGTGAAGGTACTGTCTTGTTTGGTGATAAGACTCTCTTGGCTAAACCAAGTGCGTTTGATCGTATTAATGTTCGTCGCCTATTCATTGTTATGGAAAAAGCGATTGCCACTGCTGCAAAATTCCAGTTGTTTGAATTCAACGATGGATTTACTCGTGCACAGTTTAAGAACTTAGTCGAGCCATTCCTCCGTGATGTCCAAGGTCGTCGTGGTATTACTGATTTCGTTGTTAAGTGCGATGAATCTAACAACACAGGTGAAGTTATCGATCGTAACGAATTCGTTGCTGATATCTTCGTTAAGCCAAATCGTTCTATCAACTTTATCACTCTCAATTTCGTTGCTGCTCGTTCTGCGATTAACTTCTCAGAAATCGGTGCGTAATTCAAGATAAATAGATAAGAACATAAGGAGAATTAAATGGCAAATATTGCTGATTTCAAAGCGCAGATGATCGGTGGCGGTGCTCGCCCAAATCAATTCCGTGTTGAATTAACATTCCCGTCATATGTTACATTGGGTGTAGTTGCAGGACAAAGAGCGCAGTTTTTATGTAAAGCTGCTCAATTACCTGCATCCACTATCGAGACTTTACCAGTCTTGTATCGTGGTCGCCCAGTTAACTTTGCTGGTGAACGAACATTCCAACCATGGACTGTAACAGTTTACAACGATACAACTTTTGGTATCCGTAATGCACTAGAGCAATGGCAATCTGGTATCCAGAATTATAATACAACTAATGGTCGTACTAATCCTACTGACTACCAAGTTGACTTATCTGTTCACCAATTAGATCGCAATGGTGCAATTATCAAGAGTTACAAGTTTGTTGATGCATTCCCAACAACAATTTCTGCAATCGGTTTAGATTACGAGCAACAAAATGCAATTGAACAGTTTGATGTAGAGTTCCAATACAACTTCTTTACATCTGCTACTGGTGCAGCTGCTGGCTTCGGTGTCAATGTTTCTATTGATACTCCAGTTGGTAGTTTCCCACTTTAATAATTAACTGAGGTTATTACATAATGCAATTATTTGGATTTGAGATAAAGCGTAAGGAAGGGGATCAACTACCGAGTGTAGTTCCCCCTAGCCCTAATGAGACAGGCGCAACCGTAGTAAACACTGGTGTAAATGCTGGTGGATACTACGGTATGGTCATGGATCTTGAAGGTGTTATCAAGAATGAAAATGATTTGATCCGTCGCTACCGTGAGGTGGCACAGTATAGTGATTGTGATGGTGCGATCGAAGATATTGTTAATGAAGCCATTGTGGCTGATGAAACACATAAATCCGTTGAGATTGTTCTTGACGAAGTTAAAGTTTCAGACAATATTAAAACTAAAATTCGTGAAGAGTTTGATAATGTACTTCGTATATTAAAGTTCGATGAACGAGCACATGAAACTTTCCGTGCATGGTATATTGACGGAAGGTTATATTATCAAATCCTTATCGATGAAACAAGAGTTAAAGATGGTATTCAAGAATTAAGATACATCGATCCTCGTAAGATTCGTCGTATTAAGAATATCAAAAAAGAAAGAACACCACAAGGTGTTGAAGTTGTAAAGGAAGTAGAAGAATACTATCTTTACAATGACAAAGGAATTACAGAGCAAACAACACATGGTGTTAAACTGGCTCTTGATTCAGTGGTCTATGTTCCATCAGGATATGTAGATCCAAATACTGGTATGGCAATGTCTTATCTTCATAAGGCAATTAAACCAGTGAACCAATTAAAGATGATCGAGGATTCCCTTGTCATCTATCGTATCAGCCGTGCGCCTGAACGAAGAATTTTTTATGTTGATGTAGGTAATTTACCTAAGTTGAAAGCAGAGCAGTATGTTACGGACATTATGAATAAGTTCCGTAACAAGATTGTTTATGATGCGACAACTGGCGAAACTCGTGACGATCGTAAACATCTTTCTATGATGGAAGATTTTTGGATGCCTCGTCGTGAAGGTGGTAAAGGTACTGAGATTACTACACTTCCAGGTGGACAAAACTTAGGTGAGATTCAAGATATTGAATACTTCCAAGGTAAACTGTTCCACTCATTGAATGTACCAATTAGCAGATTACAACAGTCTTCTGGTTTCAGTATTGGTCGTTCACAAGAGATTACTCGTGATGAAGTTAAGTTTAATAAGTTTATCGTTAGACTTCGTAAGAAATTTAATGCATTGTTTAGCCACGCACTTCGTGTTCAGTTAATCTGCAAAGGTATTATCCGCCCAGATGAATGGGATGATCTTCGTGTTAATATTAAATATGATTATATTGAAGATAATAACTACGCTGAACTCCGTGACAGTGAAATTATGCAAGCCAGAATGGGCTTACTACAAATTGTAGATCCA